CACTTCTAGTAATAGGCGTTGTACTTCTTCTATGTTATCCATTACCCACTGCATGTAGATAACTCCTGCTGTACCGTATGTATTCTCAGCGCTAGTAGCGAATGCGTCTGTAAGGTGTTTAGTCTTAGACGCATCAAATAACTTAACCGCTTTGGTTTCTAGCATACGAGCCGCTTCGGCCTTCGGAGCATTCTTGAAAGTGCTGATACGTTCTATCACACTAGTGTTGCCTGTAGATACAGATAACAAACTCCAAGGCTCACCACGTGTTCTTTCTGTATTAGAGTTACCCGACATACGATTACGTTGCTTGCCACTAGTTAACTGATACACAAGGTCAGATAGCTGTTCACCCTTACCATTCGTTAACTCATCAATATATAAAGGTAGGTTCTTGTACACCTCACCACGCAACATAACTGAGTTACGGGTATCCTTGGCATCAACTACTAACTGCTTTGGGTTGCCCCAAACAGACGCTCCTACGTACATGGCGGTGGTCTTACCTAACCCAGAGTCCTTACTATGCACGTGGAAGCCCGAACATGCGACTGGCATAAGCGACATAAGGGGTGAACCGAAAGAAGTAGCTACCATATATTGGTGTAACTCAAAGCCATCTCTATTGTAGAAATTAGCCATGTTCTTCCATTGTTCCAGAGAACCTTTAGGCTTAAACGCACTCATCAAACCTGCTGTTGCCTGTGATGGTGGGTTACTCTTAACACCATTTCTTGATATTTCTTGGTTGCCTACAACAAACGCATCATGGTTATCATCAGTCCAACCAAATTGAATGCGAGCCTTATCGGCTTTTGTAGTAGCCTGTAACTCGTTAATCCAAGTAGTCATATAAGTCATAAGTTTATCCATCTTTGTTACTGCCACGCCTTGCATGGACATTTGCTTTCTAAATTCTTCTCGTGAGGTTATCGCTGTAAGAGGTACAGTGAACTCACGCACGCCATCTTGTGGTAGGTGTAAACGTATTACTACAACTTCGCCAAGATCTATATCTACAATACGGTTCACGATATAAATGTCGTTGTGGTATATAAGCTCTTCGTCTGGTTCGCCTTCATCGTTAGATGTGCGTATATAAACACCACCATTATTAGCACCCCTAAAGTATGGCTTAGGGTATGTCGGAATCACATACGTAGTAGTAGGAGTATTCGGTAAGTCCAACGCAGGTACTTCTACTACGTTATCTTCTGGCGTAGCTTCTCTTACACTGCTACCCAATGATATGGGAGACTTTATCTTTCCCCAATGCGGACATTGTGTACATACGTCAGGCTTAAACTCATCAAAGTGAGAGCATAGGTAAGGCCCTTTAATCTTATCGAACTTATCCTGTGTCTGTTCTGGAGAATACTCAGGGTGGTTCTTAGACATTACATGTGCGGCTTTCTTACCATCAGAACAGAACTTAGCAATAGATAATCCTGCTCGCCATATAGGTTCGCTACACCCATCTTGATTAACCACTATGTCAACCAACTGCGCACAGCTAGATTCTCTAGTGATGATATCTTTGAACTTGTGTTGCTTGTTACCCATCAACGCTTCCATCATAGCGGTGGCAGGTTGTGACTCTATTTTCTGAGGTACTGGTATCTGGTCAGCACCAATCAACTTAGCAAACGCGTCAAGGCTTACAGGCTCAGGTACGTGTTCACTATAAAATTCAACAGGGGATGGTGGCTCAGTCTTGTGGTTGTGTGTCGTTGGTATGCGCAGTACCCTAGCCGCATCGGCAGTTACTGATGGGTCAATTACAAAGCCATGATTCTTACACAACTGTTTCAAGTGATCTGCAACAGGCTTCCAATCGTCCCTGCTAACAGCTTCAGACAAAGGCCAGTAACAATGTACCCCCCTACCAGAATCAACTAGCAGTGGGCGAGGTAACTCAACCTTTTTACAAAATCTTTGTAGGGCTTGAAGACCTTCCTTCTTAGTTGGATAATCTCTGCCTTCCCCGCAGTCGATGTCCATAAAGAAAGATTTTAACTGTTTTACGTTGTCAGCTACACGAGAACCACTTTCTTCAAACGTAGCCAGTGCAAAGTATGGGCTATACCCACGAGCATCTAGCTTACGTGCTTCTTGTAGTAACGAATCATACGTTGTATGAAACGTTTGTGGTCTATCGTTTTGGCCTAGCTTGACCGCAAATAAACAGTAGTATCCTTCATTCCCCGTTACTTTATCGAGAAATACTTCTGCTTCCATAATACATTCCTAATTCCGAGAGTAGAGATAGCAGGGGCGCATGACGCGCCCTTTTCGGTAATACCTAGCTAAGTTTTTTGGACTAGTCGTCCCAGTCGTCTACGATTGATGCAATGTCAGCGTCAGACTTTTTTGGTTTTGGTGTTGCTTTTTTACTGACTTTTGTAGGTTCAGGAGTTTTTTCTTCCCCGAACTCAGCTTCAATCACATTGGTTGCTGATTTAGTTTCTACAACTTCAAAAGGATTATCTTCAGAAGAGAACTCAAACCCACCTTCAACGGCAGAGAATGGTGACGATGCTTCCATTGGTACGTACTTAATAACCTGTACCGCTTTCAAACGCAGTGAGATTCCTGCTTCACGCATGTTGTAAGGTACAAATATAACCGCAACATTAACTGTACTGCCAGTAGTAAGCATGAAATCTTCAGGTAGTTTAACGCCTTTGGAATCATATTGTACAGGTTTAAATGTAGCTTCCTTACCGTAAGCACCTTTTAGGGTAGCTTTATAAGTATACATACCATCATCATCTTTGGCGAATGGCATCTCAACTTTCTCAGGCCAACCTTTTTCTTTACGTGCTTCATACGCCTGACACATACCCAAGTATAATTCTTTAGCTTGGTCTTTATTCATACGAAACTTCATCTCGTATTTAGCGCCATCTTCAAACGGGTCACATGGTACAGTACGATTCTCAGCGTTATCGAACTTGTATGTTTTGTTAATACGAGGCCACTGAGCCTCAACGTTTTGTATCATAAAAGTGCTATTTTGATTAGCCATAACTATTTACCTTAAATAAATTAATTCGCGTTTATATCAAACCCACCGTCCACGCTACCAAAGGGTGAGGGTTCATTAGTAACAGGGACGAATGATGTGATAGCACGTTTAGTGTCTTCGTGTACCACCATCTCTGATACTTTAATCCCCAACCCCGAGTCGAGAGGTCGAACAGGTTTAAAATAAAGTTTTGGGACAACGCTGTCTTTATCAAACGTGATGTTTGTGACAACGCTAGTAACTGATGTATCGTGTGCAGATAGATAACGAGCATATTCTTGCATGCCCATGTTACCGTTAACTACCCTACCAAATATTGAACTGGCGGGTATCTGCAACTGATACACCTCATCGAGGTTTCCCTCAAATACAACTGCAAGGCGCTGTTGAAACCGACAAGCCCTGCCACCATTCTCTCCTGAACCACGTACGTTTTGCGTGCAGTCCATACACCTACGTGCTTGCACGTTATCTTCTGATACATTCGGGGATGGTGTTTGTGTGTCGTCTGACCAACATACTGGAGCAGTAGACTTATTAGGATCAAACTGATTACCAAAATATGATCTAGACACAGATGCGGCATTCACAATGATTACATTTACAACTTCGCCAATAGTAGTTTGTTCGCCACCATCAACATCTGTAAATACACCACCACGTATGCTCAACCTTTTCACTAGAAATCCTCGTCTAGCGTTTCAGGGTTAAACTCAAAGTCACTTACAGCTTCCTGAACTACCGAGTCTTTATTGGTATTCAAAAAGGCGTTTTCAATCCCTTGAAGGTTGTAGCGATAAGTGTTACCTATCTTTACATATAAGTCTTCGGGTATCTTACCTTGACGTAACCACTGACGTACGGTGTGCTTAGATACACTAAACTTATCCGCTACATCACCAATTGGTACAAAATTATCTGACATTACTTTCTCCTTATCTTGGTCTGGGGCAATACGCCATGCCAGACGTTGTTGTATGAATAGCATCAGAACCGAAACCGCATTTCCAAGTACAGATCACACCTCGATCACCTTTTATCTCAGCTATCTTTGTCCAGAAACAACTGGTGTATGCCAATGCACTAGACGATAACAACACACAACTTAAAATAAAATACTTCATTACTTTCTCCTTACTGATACAACATATTCAGAATCTACATTAAGACCTTTAGGTACAAGGTCGGGGTTCTCTTCCAAAAACTGTTTCATATTGCTCTGATTAACACGCTTATCTAACAACTCAGGGGCTTCATGCTGAAGTACAAACTCATGCATAGAAGACCAATCACTAGTCCAATACCGTGTTCTAGCAGAACGGTAAAACAATCCTGCGGAACTTCTTACACTATCGACACCTTGATCTTCACAGTAGTCCAGTAAAGCACGCTTTACCTTATCTAACTGATCGGATAACTCAGCATCTTTCTCTTTAAATTCTACTGATAACTCACTACGCTTATCTTTTATCTTCAAATAAACAGTAGTTAACTTCTCAGCGTTCATTTTTTCTTCGCTCATCTTTCGCTCCTTAACTAAAGGGACAGTCAAGATAGCGTATGATTGTGGGCTAGTCAAGTATTTCTTTATATAAATCAATCATTCTTGTGTGAACGTCTAACCTATTATCTAGTAACGAGTAAACACGTCTTTCTACGTGCGATCCTTGTAGGTGAACAACGGTACATTTTTGATCTTGTCCTGATCTGTGTACCCTAGCATTAGCTTGCGCATACGTTTCTAACGAACTGGTTGGCGACCACCATACAACCGTGTTAGCCGCTGTAAGTGTTACACCATGTGCCGCTGACTGTGGTTGGATAACTAAAACTTTAGGGTCGTCTTGTTCTTGGAACCGTTTAAATATGTCAGTACGTTTGGGTGCAGGTACACTGCCATTAATAACTTCGGTAGCTATACCATCTTTGCGTAACCTATCAGTGAGTAACTGTATGGTGTGCCTGAACGGTACGAATACTAATACTTTCTTACTAGATTCATCAATTACTTCCCGTAGTACCTTATACCGTTTTGTTATATCAAACTCTAATGAATCACCAGTATCGGTATAAACAGCACCAGAAGATATTTGTAGTAGTTTGTTCATGTTAACTGCCGCATTCGCAGCTGTAATTTGCTCGCCCGCTGCTTGCATGACCATCTTACTCTTCAATTCTTTATAGTATTTCTTTTGTTGTGGGGTCATATCTACTTCACGGTGCACATATACCATAGGTGGTAAGTCTAAACACTCATCTTTTGTAAACCGTATAGCAGGTTGTAACGCTTTGTGTACTACATCAGTAGCATTTTCTTTCGGTATCCATTTGAAGTTAGTTATCTTTTGCATAACCATATCTCTAAACGTACCAAAGAAACGCGGTACTCCAACAGGGTTAACTAACTTAGCAATACCATACGCATCGGTAGGACTCTGTGCCGCAGGTGTACCCGTCATCATCCAAAGCCACGTGCCTTTATCCATTAGTTTGTTTAGCGTCTTCCAACGCTTAGTCTGTACATTCTTATAGTGGGTAGCTTCATCAACAATTATTAAGTCAAACCCACCTTCCTTAACTACGTCTTGTACAATCTCCACACCATCGTAATTTATTATCACAAACTCTGCGCCATTCTCAATTATCTCTCTGCGCTTCTTCTTTGAACCATAGGCTACGTCTACCTTGCGGTGCATAGCAAAACTAAACAAGTCATTGCGCCACGCTGATTCCATGATAGATAGAGGGCATATAACTAATACTCTATTTATCTTGCCTTGCTCTAGTAGGTAGTCTGCCGCCCATATAGCACTGGCTGTCTTGCCTGTACCCTGCTCATTAAAACAGAAGGCTCTCTTGTTTAGCGTGAAGAAACTTGCAGTAGTCTTCTGGTGATCGTATGGGTCATACCTACCTGTCCACTCATACCTACCTTCTATTGGTGAGGGTGCATTGATACCAATGTTTCTTAGTACCTGCACTTCGTCAACTCCCCAACTGACTACAACTTCATGTTCTGATAACGTCTTACTCTTTGGTATGCAACTCGTCACTTTACCCGGATTACGCAAGTTCAGTAACAGTGCTCTGTTATCTACAATCTTCAATTTTTATTCTCCATAGGTTAACTTCGTAAAGCGGTCTTCGCTTACGATTAATGTAGCCCCGCTTCGTTTGTAGATGGGGCTAGGTCTAGTATGAACAGAATAAGAATAAACAACATCTGACAAACTAACTTGATTTTATGAAGTGTCCTTCTAGGGAGGAAATAGTCCCTTACTCCATTTTGTTTAAAGACGCATCAAGCTAAGCGTCCGAGAGTGAATTACTTCTTAGGCTTATGCCCATTCCTAGCACGATTCTTACTAGGGCTTTCTAACTTATATCCATCTTCATTACTGCCGCCATCTTTTAACATCTTGTTATGACTGATGTCTTTTCCTTTACGTGCGGCTTTACCATTCTTCTTATCGAACGCTCGTCTAGCACGTTGGCGTTCCATTCTTCTCTCAAACGTGTCACTACCAACAGGGGCGTTGACTTGCTTCTTTCTTCTACGTCTCATCAGTGCCTCCCATTGTGCACACATTCGGTAATTAAACAGTGTCGCTTACATAACCCACTTTGGTGGGCATTCCATACATCTTTCTTAAATGCTGTTTCCATGCGATTGTAGTCAGATAACCACTTCTCCCACATTGTACCAGCTTGTTCTTTACCATACGTTTCACGTATTAACTCGTTACATACTACAAACAAAAGACCGCCACGTACAGTCTCAACTTCAGGAAAGTGTTTAAATATACACAGTGCCATTAATTCTAACTGGCCTTTATCAGCATACCTAGTGTTCTTGCTTGTCTTGTAGTCAATCACCCAAGCAATCTTACTTTCTTTATCTAGTATAACCAAATCTGCTATACCACGATACCAACAATTGTCGTCCCAAAACCCACAAGGTTCTAGGTCTGCCGTTAACCCCATTTCCAATTCGCAGAGTTTCTCTCCCTTTTTTGAGCATAACGCATCAAGCGGAGCCTTTATGTAGTCGTACTCTGGGGGTAACGGTTTCCCATCTCTTACATACTCTTCAGCGGCTTCATGCACCGCAGTCCCATACAACATAGCCTCGGTCTGAGGCTCTTTGTAATCCTTTTCTACCTTTAGATGATAAAACTTTTTAGGGCATTGTTCAAAGGATTTTATTTTGCTGAATGACCACGGTGCAATACTCATCAGATTTTACCTGCGGTTGCCACTACTACTACTACACCCAATGCTACTACTAACAACTCAGCGTAAGTGAAAGAGCGGGTCTGTTTCAACCAAGCGCGAACTTCCATCTTTGTCTCTTTGGCTTCTTTAAGGGCTTTATCCGCCGCTTCATTTATTTCATCTAGTGCTTTCTCAATATCTTTCTTAGCCATTATTCACAGTCTCCATAAGATTTACCAATGCCAGACTCACACGTTATAGGCATACCTTCCGCCCATGAAGGTGTCGTACTCATACACGCTTCAATGTATTGTCTAGCTTCGTCTAACTCATCATCAGGTACACAGCATACCACAGAATCATGTACCGTAAGCACAGGCTTATACTTTTTAGCTATAGCCAACATCTGTTCACCCATGATGCATCTAGCAATGGCTTGGCATACATTCTCCGTAACCTTACCACCATAGATTCTTGTGCGCCCGCGTCTTGTCTTATAACTAAACTCAACACCGCGTTCGCCTTGTTCAAACTCCAAGTCATCGTAACGCATAACTAAACCACTAGGCAACTCAACACCATAACCTGTTTGTGTGCGTACACTCTTAACTATATTTCTAGCTCCGAATGAGATTGGCTTATCACGTGACATCTCTACCAACATATTCTGGCAGTTACGCCAGAACTGACTGATCTTCCAATTAGCCTCTCGGTAAATAGATATAATCCTACGCGCTTCCTCTACATCTATAGTAGTACCAAATGACTTCAATTGCTCCGCGAATCGTACCGCACCCATGCCATACCCTGCACCAAGTATCGTACTCTTGCCAACAAACCGTTGCTCCTTGGTAACGTCTTTCTCCTTGACGTTGTATATCTTAGATGCCATTTTGATATATACATCTTCGTTGTTAGCAAACGCTTCAACTAGGTCATCTTGTCCTGCTACCCACGCAAGTACACGCGCCTCAATCTGTGACGAATCACAATCTACTAGTGTGTAACCTACTGGCGCAATGATACTGGACTTCAACTTCTTACCATTAGCACCACGACTAGGTAGGTTCTGAATGTTAATCTTGTCATCGCCACCCCATCTGCCAGTATGTGCCGCGTAATATCTCACTGGGATAGGTATTAGTCCACGTTTAGCAATGCCTATAAACCTCTCAGTACGTGATTCTTCTAGCGTACTCTTAGTACCCAAACGTGCAGTAACAAGTGCTTGTACTCTGGGGTCGTCATGTTCTTGTAGTGCTTTAAATGCTTCATCATTCTTAGCGAATGCGTAGGTTTCTTTGCCTGTAGTCAGGCTTGTTTTCATAGGTGGCTCGACATTCATTGATACCAGTAACTCGGCAAACTTAGGGTTACTCATTAACTGTTCACGCGTTACTCCACTAGACGTAATCAAGTCTTCTTTGATCTTCTTGGTATTCTCTAAGTGTTGTCGGAGTAGTCCAATGTCTAGGTCTAGCATTGGTTCAGTAAACATACGCAACGTCATATCAATGATACGCATTTCTTGTCTGGGAAATCCCTTAGCCATTTTCATAAACAACTTATAGGTTAACTCAACATCGTTAATGCAGTAGTCACCATACCTACCTAATTCTTCTGGGGTAAAGTCTAACCTATGCTTACCCTTAGCATCTAAAACTTCTGTCCCCTTAGTGCCGAGATTATACCTTTGAGTAAGTGCATGCAGAGATCCACCAACTTCGACACCATGTAATGCGCGAGCGATACAAAGAGTATCAGCAAGGACGCGAGGACGAACATCAAATATCCAAGCCAAAATAGCACCGTCAAACAAAGTGTTATGGCACAGAAGCATACTGTCTGCCCAATCGAAAGTATGTAAGTAACTCTTGATCTGTTCATGTGTACCACTCGCCCATTCAGTTTGTCCATCGTTAACCTTAACACCTACACCGATCACCTCAAACTGAGGGTCACGAATGTAGGCTTCCGTTGTTACCTTACGTAGCGAGAAGTCTTTGTCGTAATACGTCTCAAAATCTACAGTAATTAAATCCATTACTCTTCTATCCTATCTATTAATAGGTCAAGATACCATTGGGCTTTCTTTAGGTCTTCAGTAGGCTTACCCTTATACTCATAACGCCACAGGTATTTCATACAGTTACCCTTGAGATAACCTAAGAACGCGTCTTCAGACATACTTGCTTCAATGCCTTCAATACATTC